GTTAATAAAGATAAAATTATTAAAACAATCAAAATTTCTGGTGTAACATTAGATAAGATATACAAAATAATTAGTAGTTATAAAAAATATTTATTAATCGGTCTTGAAGATTTTATTTATTAATTTATGATTATTTTTATTTTTATTAATATAAAAAAATAAAAAAATGCAACCAACAAATGGATATAGTAAAAAAGAGTAATATATAATTAATTAAAATTGATATATTAAATTAAATTAATTAAAAAATGAACATTATTAATATTGCTCCTGGAAATATTGGTGGAAGATTTGATGAAGGATTTGGTTTTGGATTTAATACATATACAGAAAGTAAAAGTATATATCAAAAAATAAATAATAATACAGGACCACACTCGTCACTATTACAAATACATCAAGATATTTTAAAAGAAATTCTAATTTTAAATAAACAAATTATAACTAAACTATTAAAGATATTATATATGCAAGATATTTATTACAATAGTTCTAAATTAAAATCACACGATGAAATTCAATCTATATTAGTATGTAATTTATTCAATGATAAAAATAATTTGATAAAAATAAATTTACTATCTATGCAAAATAAATTAATATATGAAATAATAATAAATTATTTTAGTGATTTGAAGGAATATATATTAAATTTTACATTACATACTGATTTCTTATTATTGAATAAAGAACAATTAATTATACAAAAATCACACCTAATTAAATTACGTCAAAGATTATACAAAATCGAATTAGAAAATAAAATAGCAAATGGATTAAAAAAAGAAAAAGAAGAAGTAAAAGAAATATTAATACCAAAAATTAAAGAGAAATATGTTGCAAAAATCATTATGGAAATGGCACCAATTAATGTTTATGAACGTACAGATAGAGAATTTAAAAAGATAAATAAAAATAAAGTATTAGAAATTATCAAAAAAGAATTATGTGAAAAAATTAAAATAATACATGATAAACAAAGAAAAAATATGATAAAACAATTAAAAATTAATCAACTAAAACAAATAAAGAGAAAGAAAAAGAAACAAAAGTTTTTGAAAATTATAACACTTGGGTTTTATAGATATTTTAATTAAAATTGATTTTATATATATCTATAACTATTATATAATTAATACGCTAAACACTATAAAGATGTCTAACAACCATTTTATGAAGAAGCGAAATAATTATAACAACAATAACAGACGTTTTAACAATAATAATGGTCGTTTCAATAATAATAATCGAAACAACCAAAATAATAATTACCGTCAGAACAATTACCAAAATCAACAACCACAAGAACATAAATTAAATACAAATTGGACAATTTATGTTCATGATATTCGGGATACTGATTGGTCATTGGCGTCTTATAAAAAAGTATATACAATTACAACAATTGAAGATTTTTGGGTATTTTTTGGAACAGTTTATGATTTCAAAAGACACTCATTCTTCTTTATGAGAAATGATATTAAACCAGTATATGAAGACCCAGCAAATAAAGGAGGTGGTTCATATTCACATATTATCCCCGCACAAGAAGTAAATGAAACATTTATTCATGTATTATCAAGAGCAATCGGGGAAACATTAGCAATGACTAAAGAGAAGTCAAATACAATTACTGGTATTTCATTAGTACCAAAAAGAAATAAATCAATATTAAAAATATGGGTTTCAGAAAAGAAAAACCCAGTAGAAATAAATACAAGAGGAATTCAATTTTTATTGAATGGAAGATTTTCAGAACATCGTTTTGAATAAATTTTTTAAAAAAAGAAATATTTATTATGGACTTATAATTTATTAAAATTAAAATTGATTTTATAATACTTTATAATTAAAACATTTATTTTAAGAATTAACTAACACTTATACTTATAATAACGAATAAATAATATAATGACTTTACCAGTATTACCTGTTGAAGTTGAAGATATTATTTATAAATATCATCATCAAATGAAATACAATGCAGTTATGGAAGAACTAAAATACGTTACAAAAACATTAATACAAAAATGTGGTTTATGCGAATCTACATTTATATCATTCAATCATATTGAATGTTGTCACGGAGATGTATGTGATAATATAATATGTAGATTTTGTGTTTATGATGAATATGAATCAAATAAAAGTTATTATCAAAATGAACATCGAAAAATAAATGAATTTAAATATGATGAAGATGAACAAATTGAAATATTAGATATCGTTACATTACATATGGAATGCAATTATTGTATTCTTATTAAAGAACAAACAGAATTTTATGATATGTCTGATTCTGATTTTGAAGAACAAGAAGAATATGGATTTTATGGAGGATGGTAATTTATCATTTTAAAAAATTATTTAAAATGATGGACTTGTTTTATATTAAATCATTCTTTTATATTTATTAGTATATTGAGTTCTATGTATTCTATGATACATTAATGGTTCTGTACAATTATGAATTTCTAATTTGTATTTATAACATTCTTTTAATAATAATAATGATTCCATTGTTGGAATATATTTAATCTCTTTTATTTTATTCCAAGCATTTTTTGTTATTGCCATTGATGATAAATTGAATTTTAATTTATTTTGTTGAATTTTAATTTTATAATATGTTTGTTCATCTGTTCTGTCTTCATGATTATCTTTAAATGATGGTTTCACATAATTAATTAAATTATTCTTTATTTGATAATAATTTGAAAAAACTATATCATATTGTTCATAAATTATTTTTTGTAATTGTATTGCAAATCTATTTATATCATAATAATCATCTAAATTAATATTGAAAATTATATTATAATTTAATTCATTAAAACATTTATTTAATAAATAATTCAATGCATTATTTGGATTTTTTAAAAATTTATGTTGGTATATTTGTTTGAATTTATTAAATCTTTCATCTAAAATTGAACCATTATCTTCATAATCATAACATAATTCAATTATATCAAACATATAAAAAGTTTGATTTAAAATACTGTTTAAACATTTTTCTAATATCTCTTTTGAAATATATTCTTGTAGATTTGAATGATAAACAATAATACCAACTTTCATTAAATAATAATATATTAATAAGTATTATTTAATATTTATAACTTTTTATAAAATTATTAAATTTAAAATCCACGATTATTTAAAAAAGAGATTACTCCCATTGCAAGTGATAATCCAATTACACCAGATACTAAAACAATTGTTGCTGTTCTTACAGACATACCCATGATTTTTGGTTCTGATTTTTCTACTGGTTTCTCATCTGGTTTTTCTTCTGTTTTTTCTTCTGTTTTTTCTTCTGTTTTTTCTTCTGCTACTTCTCCATCAAAAGATTCACTTCGTTTTCGTAGAACAAGATATACTACTACGCCGATTACTAAAAGAGTTGATACTGATAATGCCATTACATTCTTTTTCATTTTCTTTAACATTGTTTTTAATCCTAATAATAATTTATCTAACATAGCCATTAACTTCTTTAACATTTTCATTGTGTTTTTAATATATATTATAAATTAAGATTTTAATTATTTATAATTTTACGAACAAAAAAATTATTTATTTTTATTAGTATTTTTCTTTTTCATTGGTGTTATTATTTCAATAACTGCTTTAATATCATCTCCAAAATTAATGATACGATACATTTTATTTTTCTTTGGCCATGTAATTCTAAAACGCAATAGATTTTTAGTTACATCCATTCGTATTGGTTTTGGATAATTATGTTTTCTTAACCAAGCATACCCTTGATTTGGAGTATATTTATCTTTATCAAATAATATTGCTTGAATTTTTGTTGATGCTCCACCATATTGTGGTTTAAATGTTTTCTTTGGAATTTCAATAATTGCTCTAATATCATCTCCAAATTTTAATGTTCTATATACAACATTTGATTTTTTTGGTGTCATTGTATATCGTAAATAATTCTCCATTCGTTGAAGTCTATATTTTCGTTCATAATTTTTTTCATCTAACCATTCTCTTGCGGTTGTTGGAGTATATTTATCATCATTGAATAATATTGCATGTATTTTCATTTTATATTATATATATTTATAAAATATAAAACTAATCTTAATTATATTTTTTATTTGCTAAATATCTATAAAATAATATATCTCTTTTTAATATGAAAGTATTATCTAAATTAATTTCTATAAATGTTGGTATAAATTTAAACTTTTGTTCAAGTTTCAGTTTTTCTAATTTATTATTATAAATTGATTTATATTTTCGTAAATCTTTTTCTAAATCTTTAATTTCATTACATAATTTATTTAACGCATCATTATCTAAATCATTATTATATTTTTTAAATCGTAATTCTTTTAAATTATCTTCTCTTGTAATTATTTGTTTTTTATAATATTGATACAAAGTTAATCTTTTGATAATCCATTTTTGAACTTCTGGTCTTCGAAGATTTGCAATTTTTATAATATCATATTCACGTAATCTTTCTTCATATAATTGATTCATTTCATTTTTATTAAGTTTTTGCATTAACTAAATTATATACAATTGATATATTTAATAAATTTTGAAAAATTAAAATAAAATTTTTATGAATATTATTTCTTGATAATACTAAATTAAATATTAAAATAACTTTGGTCTTGATTTAATGTATCGATTTTAAAATATAAACAATGAGGTAATCCTCCAAAATCATAAAAGGAATTATCATAATTTCTAAATTCTATATTTAATTGTGATAATTTTGATAATGGTGGTTGAAATACTTTCTTTACAATATAATCTGTTTGAGCCTTGAAAAATTTATAATCTCGTTGATTTGCGTCTAATGGTATTTTTGCAAATGATTTGGATACTGATTTATTATGAACACCTTCTAAATTATCAATATTTAAGATTTTTAATAATACATAACTTGGGCCATTTAAGTTATATTGATTTTGTCCAGTATATGTTGCAGCTCCAGATAAATCAATCGGACTAAATCCAATAATTCTTCCAATACTATTATCTTTATAAATTGTTCTTGTTGATACTCCATGTTGTTCTGTTCCACCATTAAAAAATAATTCAAGAGTTCCACTTGATTTTGTAATTGTATATTTATTTGTTAATGTTGTATCTACTGATACAGTATAAGTATCTGTTCCAGCTGTTTCTAATACTGTTTCAATTGCAGTTGCTAATGTTGCCTCTGTATAATTTCCAGTTGGTATTGTTGCTGTAATTAAATCACCCCCATTCTCTGAAAAATAAATTGTATTATTTGTATTATTGATTAAATATTCTGTTTTTGGTAATGATGCTGATACTAATTCAATTGAAGTTACACTTTTATATATCTCATCAAAGTCTATTTGATAATTATAATTATTTGGATAATCTGATATATTTCTATCCCGACTATCAATTACAAGATTATGATGCTTGATAAAATTATTATTATATTTATAATTATTCTCTACTAAATTTTGAAATTCTTTTGGTTTATCAAGTAATAAACGTTGTCCTTCTGAAATTGGTGCTGCGCCAAAACTATTATTTGTATCTTCTTTTTTCTCTTCTTCTGTTTCTAATGACATTCCAGTTGTTTCTTCTCCATTTGCTGCCTTAATTTCTTCTGTTTTTGTCTGTTCTTCATTTTTTGACATAAGTTTTCTTTGTTCTTCTAAATATTTTGCTTCTTCATTTCTTAATTTTTCCATATGTGCAAACATCTCTTTTACTCTTTCTTTATCATTATCATCTATCTTCTCTTCAAAATTAATATGTTTTGGCGGTTGTGGTACAGTAAATTCTTCCCGTCTTTGTTTTTCAAAATCAGCAAATGATTTATTTGTTTCATTTGCATCTTTCTTTAATTGTTGAGAATTTTGTGGTCGTAAATAATCTTCTGGACGAACTTCTTCTTTTTGTGTAGTAATATTCTCATATATTGCTTGTTTTAAAATTTGAATTGATGATATCATTAATCGTTTAATATATGATTGCATTGTTTCTCCATTATTTCTTGGTGTTTGTTTGAATACTCTTTCCATTACTATTTGTGTAATTTCTTCTTCGTCTTTACCAATCTTATAATTATGTTTTTTAGTAAAATAATCATAGAGTGTTCCTAGAATTAAATTATAATTCTTTTGAGTAATAAAAATACCTGGGTCCATAATTTATATAATATATAAAAATATAAAGTTATTTTTAATTTATTTAAGTTTTTAAA